AATCAAATCAGCATGCCAGCATTTGTAGCGAGGATGTTATCATGATTGGCCTTGATGATTCTACTATAAAATCACTCGTTGATTGGGAATCCCACTTAATGAGTCCGCCTGATCAATCGCCATATGTTGTATGTCAATTTTGCTTAGACGATCACCAAGTCATAGATTGCATCTGTCAATTAAATTAAAAAGGAGATTTAAAATGGGATGTGACATTCATTTATATATAGAAAGAAAAGTTAATGGGAACTGGCTTTCTTGTAATACATGGGTTCAGAAATTAGATGAAAAAAATAGAATTTTTTTTACGGCTATAGATAAATTTTCCTATCGAAATTATAAATTATTTGCTGCCTTATGTGGTGTTCGGAATAACAAATCTTATAATATAACTCCTTTAGCAAATCTAAAGGGAATGCCTAACGATGTTTCTGAAATTGTTTATCAAGCTTATGATCGATGGAAAGATGAGTATCACTCTATATCTTATTTATCAATTTATGAGCTTGACCCTTTATTCGGTAAAGGCGATGTTTTTCCTGAGTTTTTTGCTCAAATAATGGATAAAATTGATCGTATTTCAATGAGTGAATTCAATATTATTGATGAAGACCATCGCGTCGAAGATGTCCGAATTGTTTTTTGGTTTGATAATTAATCATGAACGAACAAGAAAGAAAGGACTGGCTAGAGAGACGAAAAAACGGTATCGGGGCGAGTGATTCGCCTCAGATACTAGGGCTCTCTCTTTGGGGTAGCGCGATAAGTGTCTATAACGATAAGCTAAGCCTTTCTGAAGAGTTCGAAATGAGCGAACGTATGGAAATTGGGCTACTGATCGAGGATTTTATTGCCAAGTTATTTTGCAAAAAAACAGGTAAGAAAGTTCGAAACATTAAAGACGAGGTGTATAGCAAGGACATTCCTTATATATACGCTTCCCTTGATCGAGATATAGTTGGTGAGAAGTCTGTACTTGAATGCAAGAATGTTCAGATCTTTCATGGTGATAAGTGGGATGGAACCATACCGGACATGTATAACATCCAATGTCATCATCAAATGTATGCAACAGGATCAGAAAAGGCGTATCTAGCCGCGTTGTTCTCTGGTTGTCGATTTGAAATATATGAGATCAACCGCGACCAAGATGTTATCGACTTTATGATCCCTAAATTAGTAAGTTTCTGGGAAGATAATGTCAAAAAACAAATACTGCCCATAGCAAATCATTTGGACAGCCAATATCTTACAGAATCATTTTTTGATCATGACGAAGAATTTAGAACAAATCACGATATCTCGTGCGAGTTAATCGATGAATACAAAAACTTATCCAAAATCATTGACGAATCAAAAAAACGAAAGGAGGTGATAACCAATCAGCTAAAACAACAAATCGGTGATTCTAACGGCCTAGTCACTGAAAGGTATCAGGTCTCATGGTCCCGTTGGGAATCCGAAAGATTTGATACAAAGTCATTTCAACAAGAACATCCCAAGTTGTTTGACAAATATAAAAAGAGCTCCAAAATGGGCAGGATATCAATCAAAGGAGAATTAAGATGAAAAAAGATGGTGTAAAAAAAACAATGTGTCATTCAGTAGAGATAAATTTATCGCCAAAACAAAACGCGTTGGCGTTTATAATAGCAATTTCGTTGATGGTAATATTAGTGTTGCTAGCATCAACAGTAAAAGGAGTAATATAATGGACAAAGAAATTAAAAAAGTGGGTACGGATTCTCTCAAGCAAAAGATGATTGAGCCGAAAAAAGATGATGTGTTTTTACAGCTTCTTGAGACACAAAGAAATGCAATTGAGGAAGCCATTCCCAAGTACATGACTGTTGAGCGTATGATGCGAATCGCACAAAGTGCATATTCAAATAACGAAAAGCTAATGAAATGCGATCCCATGTCTATAATCGGTGGTGTAATGCTATCTGCGCAGTTGGGTCTTGAAATTAATTCGCCACTTGGTGAAGCCTACCTAATTCCCTACAACAATTTTAAAACTAATATTAAATATGCCCAATTTCAAATCGGTTATCGTGGGATTTTAAACCTTGCCTATAGAACTAATATCTATAAAATGATTGGTGCATGGTGTGTTTATGAAAACGATGAATTTGAGCATGAACTTGGTCTTAAACAAACACTTAGACATATCCCTGCTAAAAAACCGATTGGATCCCCTATCTATTACTATGCTATTTACAAAACAGTGAACGGCGGTGAGGGCTTTACGGTTATGAGTAAAGAGCAAATTGAGGATCATAAAAACAAATTTTCAAAAACTGAAAATGTTTGGAAGTCCAACTATGACTCTATGGCTAAGAAAACGGTATTAAAAATGGTGCTTAATTATGCGCCAAAGTCGATAGAATACCAGAAATTTGTAGCTCAGGATGGCTCTGTTAAGCGTGAAATTAGCTCTGACATGTCTACCATACCAAGCGAAGTAGACTTTGAGTCCTTGCAATCCGCCCAAGTGCCGGAGGAAAAATAATGAGAAAGATTAAGATTAACGAAACAGAATACCGTGAAAAGCGATATGAGCTTATTAAAAATATTTTCCCGCCTGTTTATATACAGAAACTAAAAGATAATCGAGATGGGTTTAAAGATCCCTCTTTAGAAGATCTTGAAAACGTTTTAGAAAGAATTGTGAAAATGTGCGACATAGTTATGGAACAATCTGGATATTTAGTTTTGAAATCTGACTCCGTAAAGGAAAAACAATGAAAACATGCTTATTTTTACACGATTGTAATTTTTTAGAACTCAAAGAGATTGAACCCGATAAGGGGTCAAAATGATTTGGCCTCTATACGGTAAGTGGTGCGACATAAAGTTGTTTTCATATGTGTGCAACACATACCTGATACAAGGTAGGAAAAACAGGGTTACCAAGTCCTCTCAATTTAGAGTAAGAAGTCTAACTCCTTTCTCTATGGCAGACTGTGCAAATGTTAAAGAAGATGAGCTTGTAAAGGCTGGTCTTTGGGAAACAGAAAATGAAAGATGATATAGTACCCACAGGCAAGTATAACGGCAAAAGATGGGCGACAGTTCCAAAGTCATACCTAGAGTTCGTTGCAAACACGGATTCTATGCTATCAAGTGATTGTTTCGAAGAACTTGAAAGACGAAAGGTAACCATAAAAAAGTTTCACATCTTACCATCAGCAATAAACACGGCATCTTTGTGTATGATCAACGATTTCATTCAATCAAATATAGAAAACCAAACAAACACCGGGTTTTACTCTTACGTGACTTCATTCATCCAAAATGCACTTGATCTTGGCGAACGTGACGATGGAGGTATTGTTTATTTCAAGGACTACATGATGGTGGTTGAATGGGGCAAAATTTATCCGACAATAATTCGAATAGAAGGTAAAAAGCTATGAAACAATGTGAGAAATGTAAATCTAAAGAATTGGTTAAATGGCCGTTTTATGAAAGGGCTGAGTCATGAATGAGATTAAAAACGCAAAAATAAAATCAACAATGTTGGGTTATGAAGATCATGGAATATTTACATGTTCATTATGGTTGGATTATGGTGGATCGAGCCAATGTTTTGGAGGATATGGATTTGATTTTTATGACAAAGAATTGAAGATGAGAACGGGAACGGCCTATGGACTTAATTTTATAATTGGTATTCTGAAAACTTTAGAAATTCGAAAATGGGAGGACTTAATTGGGCAAAACATTAGAGTGGAGGCTGAAGATAACAGCGTTATTAGAATCGGGCATTTTCTAAAAAATATTTGGTTTGATCCTAAAGAAGTAAAAGGATCCAGCGGTGAGTGAGAAAGCGATCGAGGAAATAAAACCAGCCCAAATTTACAGGGTTATAAATGAGAATCTTTATAGTCTTCAAATAGGTACATATGTTGTTGTTTTATCTATGCAGCATGACTATGAAATGAAACAGGATATATGGAAGATTGCTAACTTTTGGATTGTTGGCAGTTCTTGGTTGGGCGCGAAAGAAACAGTATTAACTGAGGATGAGATTTATAGCCTTAAGTTTATTAGTAGCATGCAAGACTTGATTTTGTTAAATTAACCAAAGGGGTGAGTTATGATAAAATCATATCAACTAAGAAAAAAAGACGGTTCGGAAATATTATTTTCTGATTGTACCGAAATAGGTTGGATGTCCGACGACTCACAAAATGGATATTTTATGCGCCTTGAGTACAATGTTTTGAGTGTTGTTTTTCTTAAAAACGGCCTTGAAAGAATTAAAATTGTAGACACGAATTACGAAATAACTGATGTGATACCATGTGTCTCTAATTATAAAAATGAGCTTATTGAATTGGGGTTTAAAAACGAGAAAGTTAAATGGAATATGAATTTCGAGAAGATGAAATATTTACTTAGTAAAAATACTTCCCAGTAATCCTATTACAAACTCCCAATTAAGACTTCCTATAATCGATGTTATTGCTAAAATAATAACGGATACACCCCATCCTATAACACGTTTTAAGAAAAGGGTGTTTTCTTCTAATTGTTGTGCTATTGGTATAGTGAATTCAAGAAGTATTTTTGTCGCCAATTCTTCACCCATATCTATACCAACTTTGAGAACCTTACGCTCACTTTCGTTCAAATCTGGCGTTAAATACTTAGCTACAAATTGCCCTCTGTGCTCAGCTATCTTTTCCATAGCCAACTTATTAGTAATGGGTTTGAAATCAGTCATCTATTTAACTTACAACTTCTATAAAGTTAAATCAATTTAATTATACTTTCTCATTTGATTAAGAATTTTAATTCGTTTATTCATCTTTTCTATAACAACAATATGAAATAATAGCTTTGGATTCAACCTTTTATCTGTTTTAGGCAACGAAATTTCCCAATCAACTCCAAACTTAGCTTCAAATTCATGGTTAACTTGGCTTTCTATATCATCCATATCTTTCTTTGATAATGAAGAATTCACAGTTTAAGCGTACTTTTTGATAACGTGCTCTATACCCTCAATTCCAAAAGTTTTAGAATCGATGTCGGGACTAGATAAAATCAGCTTTTTGTATTTGTATGCCAAAAACGAAGGTGCCATGATCTTAATTTCGATCATCCCGTTATCGTTATTTTCAAGTTTATTGAAATAGGGTCTGTGGTAATGAATTGACCTGACTTCTAGTTCATCAATTTCATTGGGTCCGCAATGAAATACCAAAATATTTGTCATACCATATCTTTCGATCATATTAAGAATCCGTTTCTTGTGATCAATAAGTCGGCTATGTAGGTCTAAGCTTTTCCCAATGTACAAATATTCGCTGTCTGATTTAAAACAATAGACGCCAATACCTGCAATCTGTTTCAGTCTTGAACCTAAATTATCTTTTGTTACATATAAATTTAACATTTGCAGTTATTATACTGCCATCAGTCTTATTTTTCAACATTCATCAAGGCAAATCTTTATACTTTCCTCTGTTTTTACGTAAGATATGTCTAATTCCATCTTCAATTAATCTGGAATGAGTTATTTTCTTTTTACTGCCAGATAACTGTAACTCTTGATTCATCCTTACGCATAAAAGCTTCAATCTCATCAAAAGCTCACCGCTTATACTAAACGTCGATCGTGCCCTACCAAGAGAGGTTGATTTCTTTGACATGATCTTTTGTTGATAGGGATCAACGGGCAACTGTTCACTAGGCTCTGAGTTCTTAGGGTCTTGTATAATGTCTGAGTAATCTTCAAATGGATCTTTGTGGATTATTTTTTTTGCCATGATTACGCCCGATGTAAGATTTCTTTACAAAGCGCTTCGTAATCCATAGCTCCATAAGACTTTGGTTTGTATTGCCCAATAGGCTTTTGATGTGATGGGGCCTCTGCAATGTGAACATTTCTCCTGATCGATGTGGTAAAGACTTTGTCTGGGAATCTTGAGTTAATTATCTCAGAAGTTTCTTTTGATAAATTCAATCGATTGTCTGACATGGTAACCAGGATGCCAAATATCTTTGTTGTAAATTTTTGCCCATATTCAGACTTCAAAATATTGTAGGTATCAAGAACCGTTTTAAATGCGTTCAAAGCAAGGAATTCCGCTTGCACTGTAACGATCAACCCATCAGCAGCGTAAAAGGCCGTGTTGTTGAGAAATCCGGGCTGTGGTGGGCAATCAATTATGATGTAGTCGTATTTATCTGTTCCTTTTAGGGATTTGATTGATTCAGATAGCATGCGCTCCCTAGCAATCATACCGCTACTCATAGTATCAGCCTGTGTTAGAGACCTCTTAGCGGGTATGATATCGACCCCGTACTTTGTTTGAATAAGCTCATCGACATGCGTTGCCGGTTGGCTAAACGAATCCTTGAAATGCAGCATGTTCATTACTTGGAGGTCTTTTTTATCAAGATCTATGCCCAAACAATTCGCAACATTTGATTGGGGATCAAAATCGATAAGTAAAACCTTCTTTTTTTTCTTTGCTAAAAAATACGAGATGTTTATTGCTGTTGTTGTTTTACCAACGCCGCCTTTTTGATTAACGATTGAAAGTATCATATTGATATCACCTTGCATGGCTTTTTGCATTTCGTACAAATAGCCAAAACATAATTTGATGTGGAAGAATTTTTCTTTATCTTACTTCCACAACATATCGATATATTGTCATGGTGAAATGGAATAGCTATCATTTTAAGTATTGTTCCTGAACCATTTCCGTAATCGTGTTCTTAACTAAGCTCTCATATGATAGATTGTAGTTTAAAATTCTTCCAAAATTCCAAACCAAAAACAAAATTAATAACGCCATTATACCTAGCAAAAGCCACTCAAAAAAACTTTTCACTTTTCACTATCCGAAATCTTAAATAACGCATTCAAAGCAAATTTGATTGCATCATCTTCTGATCTAAAACTGTATGCGTTAAAACAGACTGCCTTAATCATGATCATTACCTTCTTAACTTTGTTTTCTTCATGAATCATCATCCATCAATGTCTTTCCTTTTCGGCATTTCGTCTTCGGGAGAATCAAAATAGATTTTCCAGTTTATTTGTTTAGTGATTTCTTCATGGATTCTAAGTTCGTTAGCCATTCGCTCTACAACGCCAATATCATCGCGCTTCAGTTTCTTTGCTTTAGCTCTAACAAGAGTCTTTTCGTTTGCATCTAAGCGAGTTCGGGTCATAGTAACAAGTCCTTGGCACTCAGAGTTTTCACGCAAATAAATGAGCCCTTTTATCCCAGCCTCCAATAATCGAAGTGTTTTGATCGAGTTTTTTTTCGACTCAAGTGTATCGATTTCAATTAATTGGTTTATCAAGTCATTGATATTTTGGTTTAAATTCTCAATATCACGCTGCAAATGCTTCATCTCAACACGAGTCATTCCAGGAATCATGGTTTGTGTCATTTTTTAGCACCTTTTATTTTTGCATCCATAACCAAAACTTGCTTTTTTAATATTTTTCTTACATCGCTTCCATTTAAGTTTAAGTAATCAGGATCATTAACACAGGTAAGCGCAAGTGTTAAGGCATCTAAAATTAACCCCCCCTCTTCAAATGTGACTTCGATTTTCATGTTTCTCTAAAAACTAAATATGGGTATCTTGATTTCATTAGTTTCCTCCTTATTACATAATCTGCCTTCTTTATGGTATCCTCTGATTTTACATCTTCTACTACCAAACGTCCTATTTCATTATCTTTATAATAAGAATCAGCAGTATAATGCATAGCCCTTTCATCTTTGAACTTTTCTTTTAAAATATATCTTTTTTGAAATTCCAAATCGCTAATCAATCCAGTACGTTCCATGATTATCAATTCCATTCCACGATTCATCTCTTTGATTGAGCCAAATTTCAACGTGACTTCCTTACCTTTCCATAGACCGGTCCATTCTCTTTTATGATTTCCGTGTTTATTGCGTTTAACTTCAGGAAGTTTCATGCCTAGATTTTCAAAAATCTCTCTAGCCTGCTTAATCGTTACTCTTGTCATTTTTTTTTATCCAAACTTCCACATCATTAAGGTCATATCTGATTAACCTTCCCAATTTAATAAAGGGTAGGCCCAATTCTCTGAGACGTTTCATGGAATGTCGGCTCTTAATACTTAGTTCAATCATCAAATTTCTTTCGTTTATTAATGGCATTATATAGCATATCGTAGCATTATGGGGCATTATATGTCAATACTGTATTTCTTATAAAATTAAGTTTTGCAAAGTTTCAAGGAATTGTTATGATGTAACTAATATGCATGTTAAAAGTGACCTCAAAATAACAGGAACAGCAACAAGCGAAATCATTAGTCTTCGAAATGATTTGAATCCTTTTAATGTATCTGTAATGCTTAGTATTCCATCAGCGACAACAGGAAATATTAGACTTGAATTTACTGGTAAACTTGATTTTCCAAATGCTTTAGACAAGGATTTCAAAATACATTCTGAAATGGATGATATTGATCTTAGCCTAACTCAAGATAAAATGTTTTTCGTTAACATTTTATCACCTTGCTCTGCAATTCGATTCAAAACAATCTCCGCTTCAGAGATATTAAATTTGAATATCATACAATCCGGGAACATTGCTGGAGTGTCGGCTTAAAAATGGGTTCAAGAATAGGTAAAGACGCTATTGGCACTCAAAAAATGGGCCTTCGAAAAATTGGATTTAATGAAATTTCTAAGAATTTTACAACAATTATTGTTCTTGGAAATATTACATTTGATATGACTACACTGACTTTTGATTCAACGCTTGTAACCTGGGATGCGACATAATGGCAGCTATTCAAATTATTGATCTTGGGGCAGTCCCAGATGACGATACAGGAAATCCGTTACGCACTGGTGGTGAAAAGATAAATGGAAACTTCGCTGCCCTGAATGCCGAATCTTTTCCAATATCAAATACCCAAGTAGTAAAGGCATCTTCAACAGTTCTAACGGCAGATGGAACATTTCAGGATACAGGCTTACAAATAACGGCGTCGATTACAGGAATATATTTAATCAATGTGTCTGCGAGAGCATTTTTCACAGCTACTTCTACTGATCAGTTTTCAAGTGGAAGATTAAATAATAATACGCAAGCATCCGTGATTACTAATACTGAATTTCTAATTTTATCACACGCACCAACAGGAAATGCTCAAGGTGCAGCAAGCTCTTCTTTTATTGCGGTGCTAACTGCAAGTGATGAAATTGAGTTGCAAATGTCTTGTGAATCGAATGTAAGCACATTTCAAATAAGCAGCGATTTAAACGGTAAAAGTTTTATTAATTTAATAAGAATAGCTTGAATTTAAACTAAATACCCTTTAGATTAACACCATAAAGCATAGATATTCACTAGACTATTTTAAGATCAATGCCCCATGTTACAGATCCCTTTTTATGATTGTATCGAACCGCGCCAAATTTGGTATCAACTCCCACACTATTTTTATCTAACCATAAGGATACATTTTTCAATGGGCCATTTTTAACAGCGCCGATCTTTTTGGCAACGACTATTAATTCATCGTGATTAAGTCCCTTTGTCTCATTTCGTATAAATGCTGCGATGTGAGTCAAAACGGCGTCATCGACCTTGTTTTTGGTCTTATTAGAGAACTCTAATGAGATATTTAGGATCGCATTTATAATCGCCATGTTTTTTCTTTGAAAAATAAACGCCCAACACTTTAAACTTATTGTAATTATTTTTTGCATAATCAAACTCCTTTATTAAAATTTCCGTAGCCCGTACTTGTTTTAACTAGTGTATCATTTTTATAAGTTTTCCCCGGTATGTTATTCGATATGTGAACAAATTTTTGTTTTGGATAATAAATAATTTGTCTGTATGGTATTTTTGAATAAATACAAAATAGGTACATTTCATATAGATTTTTAGAAGTAAAATCTGCTGCGCAACCATAGAGATGGTCACTATCATTTGATCCACCTATTTCTTGATTCAATCTTGGCGATCTTACACCTGAAATTATTGTCATTGGATATTTTGAAAAATGATCTCTTATGGGTTGCATTATCGATTCGGCATGTAATTGTATGACATCTAGGTATTTGATTTGATTTATTGCCCTAGCCAACTCTGGATATTGCTTGGATACAAAGTACTCACTAGAGTGGAAATTTTTTGTTAGTTCCATCTTATCATTTTGACAAATGATCTAAAATAAAAACAATCAGTCATTTAAGTAGGATTTTCTATTGAATCGATAAAATCTAATAACTCAGAGTCGTTATCGGCTATATACTCATCATAATCGCCGGAATTACCTGTTGCCCAGCTATAACCTACAATGACACCAGAAACTCTTTTAACATACATTTTAAGCTATAACCTCCACAAAATCTCTATAAGAAAATACCACAACACTAAAATTTGTCACCGTTCCAGCACTTGTAGCTCGATAATCAATTATAGAATTGTTAACCCTTTTTTGAAATTGTACTTGTGCATGTTGCCCTAGCGTTTGTCTTGTTCCAAGATCAGAAGTATTTGCTCCTGCTGCTGTATCAGGTTCCCCTAAACCAAAAAAATTAACATTATCAAACCCGTCATTTTCTAATCTTGATCTAAAATGAGCGATTACATCGATATCAGGAGGAGTTGGAATTGTTATTGATACCCTTGTTTGTGATGGTGTGGTGGTGGTTAATGCCACTACTCTGACATCCCAAACAAAATTATCGCCATTTTGTGTATATCCTGTAATATTCGAAGACCCATCAAACAAATGTGAGGCAATTCTTGCAAAGCGTGTATAACCGGCAGATATAACTGCCGCGTCTGCTAAAAGCGAGGTTGCATCAACATCACTTGACCATCCATAATTAATTTCACCCGTTGGTTTGCCAATAATAAAAAAATGTAGCCATGTATCAACTGATACTGGGAAGTCACCAGACGCTACGCCTCCGGTATCATTCCCATCTGCCCATGTAGCGTCGCCTTGTTTAGTAATTTCTGTCGTAGCAAATAGGCCGCCATTATCAGCGTTTGATTTGATTTCACCTACTCTAGTTGTAATATCATGGTCTGTATCGCCCGGATCAATAAAGGTTTCTAATCCACGTTTAACGGGGCTACTCGAATCAAAAAACTCTACCCATTCAGTTAACGATTTCAACATAAAATTGAATTCTTCGTATAGTGCTTTTTCAGGGATTCCACCAATTTTTTGGAACCCTGTTGATTTCCTTGTTGTTGGTTCAATGACATTTGTTCCGATTGGTTCGGTATTAGCCCAATCGATTTTGTTTATTGTGGGTTTAACTGTCATATTTTTTCATTATATCAATTCCGATAAAAAACCGCCAACAAGAGGATCAGTAGCCGTTCCAAACCCAAGTCCATCGGTATCTCCAACAAAACCCATATAACCTAATGGTGTACTGACTAATTGAAATCCGACTCCAGGAGATTTTGCCCTAGTTATGGCTTGGCTTAATAATGATAAGTCAGCAATTGGACTAGGATTTACTGCTGTCAATTGAAAAGATGACGGGTAGATATCGCCAAAAATAATTTCATCTGCATTCATAAATATTGAAAAAATCTGGATCAAGTCCTCAATTGTTGCTTGTGAATTGATCTCTGCAATTTTAACAGTGATTAATGCCCGATACGTAGAATCTGGAAGACTAAGTCGTGCTTGATCAACAATTGTTCCAAAATTATCAAGTTGTACCCCAATGCTACCAGTCAATGATCGTTCATTTAAAAGCTGAAAAAAAACATCTTCTAACTCTTGAATTTGTTTAGAATAGATTTTAGTAACCTTTTTGATATCTGATTCTTTGTATTGAGTGATAAACCTGTTATCTGCCCGTTGTTCGTGGTCGGTTATTTGTTCAATCATTTATTTTTTGTCATCCATAAATTCAATAACACAACCCAAAATAATTATTATGCAAATTATGATAAGTATTGCAATTACCATTATGAGTTTACCGTTATTCGTGAGCTATCAAACCTTGCAATCTCATCGGTCCCAATAGGTATATTATCCTCAAGAGTTGGCGTTGGCGCGGTTCCTTGCAATATTTCAATGCCAATTACACCTGCGATTTCATTTACTGGAATATAGAGTTGATTATTTATGACATCCTGGTCCATTTGGAAATCAACAGTAAAATCAAGTATCGCTTGCTCAACTTGATCATCTCCATCAACTGGATATAAGGGGCCTTCCGATAAGTCAGTGTTTTTTGTAATGTTTACGATTAAGAATATATCGATCTCTGTTGGCCTTGAAAATGACACTTGTTGCGTAAACCCTTGCGAATCAATCACATTTACCGTGATATCCCCAAATGCCTCTATACCAGCCGGTTTAGAGTCAAAAATAGCTTGTCCAATAGGATCGTCTAAACCATTCAAAACAAATGTTTCAAATGCCTTTCCTGGCACACCACTCACATCAACAACTAATGTTATATTTTCATTAATTTGAACTTGAATTACATTTAGAACCTCTAAAACTGCTGCTCGTATCCCCCCGATAGTTGCCGTACCTGTTTTCTGAAGGGTTTCATTTCGTCTTTGTTTGAATGCCGCGTCCGTTTCCTCATCTCTACCAACGGTTGCATCCAAAAGGTTTGTTATCGATGTTATTCCTGGCTCTGGTGTATCAATTACGGTTAATGTTCCAGACAAAGCTTGCACAGCTCCAGTGTTTTGTGCAGTCATTAGAAGATCAACGAATGGTGAAAACCCCTTTGTCGTTTCTGTGATTGTAATGGTAACTGCCCCGCCATCATCCAACGTATTGTCTTGAAAGGTTAATATTGGTTGTTCTTTTTGACCATCTGCACCTGTAAATGTCACAACAAACCCGGTTGTAAAGTCTCCTGAAACCGTCACTGCTGATAAACTTGCCAATCCGTTTAATTCGTTCTGAACCTCTGTATTTGTATCATTAAAATTTATGTCTGCTGTGACTTCTGTTAGATTGAAAACCAATTTAAATGCGCCGCTCGTAGGCACACCTGAAAATGTAATCGTTTGTACTTCATCTATTCCAGCGCCAACGTCGCCCGATGTTAATGTTTCGAATGTTGATGATGCGTTGCCTAATACAGAAGCGATGAATCCGATTGGAACAGTAGTTGATAATGCACCAAAAATTCGTGCTGTAACCGTTGATTTGGTCCCCGGAAACCTCACATCCCCAGTAATTGAGGCGACATTGTCTAAAGAAATATCTTGAGAGGTTTGGGGATACTGTGAGTCATAGGTAGCCAATGCCAATTCCCATAACAATAATATTTGTTCGTCATTGATCCCTTTTTGCTGGCCTAAAGGACTATCTGGCTGCAAATCAATCTGAGGTCCAAACTCAACTTCATATTCGCCTTTCGTCTCATCTTGAATATCGATAAGACGTTTTTGCTTAAATCCTTCGGGTGTAACTCCAAAACTCATAGTAATATATCCTCCAAATTAATCGTGATCTCGCCTTCTTGTGATAATACAGTGAATGTTAGTGTAAAATCTCGCGTTTCATCAATATAGTCTATCACAAAGGCGCGAAGTTCAATGACACCGGGTGTGCTAAGTATTTGATCTTTAAAAATTCCTGAAATCACCCTAATTGATGTTTGCTTTTTCAAAATATCTTGAAAATAAGGAACCCCTTGATCGAGGTCTAAAAACCATTCACCTAAAAATAATCTGAGTTTTGTTCTTAATTTCTGCTCAACATAATCAGCGCCATCTACAATAGGTACCCTATTTTCAACAAAAACATAATTATTATTCTCGTCAAGTTGGATGATCACAAATATATTTTAGCATAGTCGAACCCATGAGCCACCTAATAACGTATTTTAAATACACATTTTATTTTAGTGCTTTAAGAATATCTTCTAATTTAATCTTTTCGACAAACCTTTCAGGCGTATTATAAATTTCAATAAATTCATTAACCGTTACTGAAGATACTCCTCTGACGCCTAAAACTTGCCCAAAATATACACAAAAACTCACTGATTTTCTGTAGAATTGTAGAACAGTTTCAATTTCTAAAATGTCTAGTTTTAATTCGTTTTCTTCAACCATCTTACTACCTCTTTTTGCTGAGCTTTTATTGCAATATCTAAAGCAAGATCTGTATACATACTTAAGAAATCATCTATTTTATTTTTAGTTTTCAGAATTTTACGAATGTTTTTTTTATCCTGATAATAGATTCTTAACATTATAGATATATTAGATATAGAATTCTTTGTGTTTTCAATATCTAGCATTAATTTAGTTGTCATTTTTTCCATGTCTTACTCCTCCTATTTTAGTGCTATTCCCAACCTTCATAAACGTTAATTGTTACCATTTCATCATTATCTATATCAGTAACCACGCCCACTATTTCTTTTCCTACTTTTACAATTGTACCTATTTTTGTCATTTTCTATACCTCCTTGATTTGATATATACATTATGACGTACTTTACATCAAAAGTAAATAGGCAAACGTATTTATATTTCTTGTTATGTTTTTGATGTATTTTGCGTTATAATGTCTTTATGGCTAAAAAATTAGGAAGACCAGCTAAGCATGACTATTCGAAAATTAAAGATCTTTATTTCAAAAGGGTTGCAGATAATGCATGTTCTCAAATAAAAGAGACAAGAAAGCAAATAGCTGGGCATATTGGATGCAATCTAGTTGCGTTAGAGAGGGCTTTATACAAAAAACAATGACTAAGCAATAGTACCGTTTGCTGTTCCTGCTGAGCTTCCGCTTGTGATCGTTACAGTAACAACCGCGTTATTCTGGAAATACCACCTTGCAAATAGTGATTATGTGATGGTCCCCGGATATGTTCCGGCCGAGCTACCACCCGTAACAACGGTTGATGTGACTGCATTGGATGTAATGTGATCTACTATTTTTTGCGCTGTTGCTTTCCATATTTCATCAACTTCAGCATCCGTAACTGGTGAAGTCGGATCAAAGGATTCAAAGGTTGCTCTCGCGGCTGCTGCCATATCTATACCCAATTGAATTCCATCCATTGCCATGATTTATCTCCTTATAATTTAAGATTGTTTATTTGTGTAGCTAATGCAGTAAAATTAGCTACGTTAGTTGGTGGTTGTGGTCCGATTGATGTATTAGTAATTATCGCCGCGCATTCATCAGCCAAGTCTTTGAGTAACGAAATAACTTCATCCGTCCCATTTGATAGTGAAAACTTACCAGTGGGAGACACCTTCATCACACCTTTATCATTTTGAATGAGGATATTATCAGGATCGTATGCTATCCCGGTAGAATATGGTTTAACCAAAGGGATGGCAATGGCATCGGAGAAATGATGCATCCTGAAATCATCTGGGCTTTGCACCCTATTTGCAAGCGAATCAGAGTCATTTGTATTCTTCCAGTTATCAATTGATCTTTCGATGAAGAAAACCGTTATGTCGTCGTCAACTGCTACAGGTACGCTTATGATAGCATCTTTTGATTGCATAGAGCCTAAGGGAACATTGAACAATTGAACTACGATAGGACTATCGATTTTCTTAAATTTCCTCTTGATGCTCAAAGTGACATCGACACATTTCTTTACTGGATCAACTGATTTAACAATTCCCGGTAGACATGTATGAAGATCGAGCTGTTTATTTTTGATTGCTTCTTGCAATACCCTGGCCATTGTTGGTGACGTTTGTGTTACTTGAGAACTCATGTTGTTTCGGCTTCCACTTTTTTTGCTTCTTTTACTTTAATAGCTTCGCAGCTAACTAACCAGTCGCCCTCTCTTGTGTCCCCAGTATAGACCGCTTTTGTTACTATAAAATCACCACTTAAATCTTTTGCTGCTTGGTCACTATCTATACGAACGGTAACTGTTGGCTTGATGGCTGTATTTATAAGCGCAACAAAATTCATACCCTCCTCACGCTTAATTGGTATGGCTATTAACCCTGTCTCTTTTGACAATAAAACAGCATTCTCTATATTTGCATCTAATTTGTTTCGCACGTGCAACTCGCCATCCTGTACATTCCATTTCAAACCTAATTTATTGACTAAATCATCCATTACAGTACTTGCTTTTCCTGAAAACGTAACAGCATTTTTAAACTTTTTTTCTTCGTCAATCGCATTTATATTTTCACCATTGACCGTCAACTTCATTTTTTTGGCTATATCTTTTATGATGTCTTTTATTGATTTTCCGGCATCAGACTTATATGTTTTATTAAATTCTAATTCTTCTATGGATATCTCTTTGTCTCCAGCCTCGATTTTTGTTATAAAATCCGGTCCTTTTTTTTCAGTTGACGCCCTTGAAATGTTTCCAGAAAATAACTTTTTAACTAGCGTATCATCTCCCAAAACACCAGCATATCCAACAAACAATTCTACATCGTTTCCAGGAATGCCAAATCTTGCTCGATTGTCGGGATTTAGATTATATATCGATATTTGTGCAGAATTTGAATTTGTCTCGTTGTTTTTATCGATTTTAAAACTAACTCTGAGATCTTTAATTTCAATTTTTTTTCCAACTATTCGATTACTTATTTCTAGCGTTGCTCGCCTATCAAATTGTATGGTCATATTAAAGAATATTTAACCGTCCAAAAATAAACTTCCTTTCCGACAACCTTGACTTTCAAAAAACCCCTAGCCATATTTGGGTGGCTTTTCTTAATTATTTGAACTTGAGTATTCTTTTCGCTGTTTGGGATTACTAACAAATGTCGTCTAACCATAAATTTTGCGTGATTGTTTAAAAATTTATTTCTATTTTTACCTAAAAAGTTTTCGTATTCGATTAAATCTTTTAGGTTTTTTGAAATAACATAGCCAGGTTGTAGGAAATAAATTTGATCGTCTATATTTGTAAATTGATATGATTTTGCTAAAACATCAAAAGTTTCATTTGCTGCCTCTAAAAAATTAATCAACTCCCAACCATTTAAGCCCATTTTTTTCCATATTTTTGCATCTTTTGTGGTTATCTTAGGTTTGAAATCGAATAGTATTTTTTTGACCTCAATTAGCCCTGATGTTTCAATTGTAGATAGATCAGCCCCCTTTAACGGCTTTGTGGCATACAAAATAAAAATCAAAATAATTATTGACTTAATAATCATGCTATTGACTCATCATAAAGTAATAAAAACCGACTTCCAAAATCACCTTGGCATGGGTTCTCGTCAGTTCCTTCTGTATCAAATATAAGGAATATGCCAGGCGGCAAACTTTCACTCACATACTGCCCCTCGATATCTGTATTTGTGAGCATAGGTAAGCTCATAAGTATATTTTCATTGTCTTGGTTCAAAATGTCCATCGACCATATATTTGAACGTCTATTAAATGAAAATGATAAAATGTAGGTGACTAATTCTAGTACTACAGAAATCTCGTAAGACTGCAAACTTGATTTTAATGGTATTTGTAAAATGCTCATTTTATCTAAAAAAACTCCTAGCCCTTTTTATGGCCGTAAATATTACCGACGATTTAACCTCGACGCTTTTTGCGGCTTCCTTTGAACTTTGTGACCCCGCATCTGTTTTTTTATTTGCGGTATGTGCGGTATCCGCACTTGTTATTGTTACTGTCAATGTTTTAACAATTTTTATCTGTTCAAACGTAGCTGAAAACTTAATTGAATCACCTTCTCTAGCTGTTTGAGGTATAGATAATTTTAGCAAAATCACATTGTCGTATTTACCCAGTTCAGTGACTATTTTAAATGGCAATCTATTTCGATGAAGTTCTTCAAGAATTCTAAATGAATTTTCCGGTCTGTTATTGTTGTCAAATAATAATGCACCGACTGATCCCGAAACACCAGCTAACAACCCTTGAGAAATACCTGTTGCCTCAGCGGCTAGGCCAAGTGCTCTTTGGCTTAGGATTGTTTGTACAGATTGAATGAGCGCGATTGGATTCTCAGATATAACACCGTCAATGCTCAATCTGTCATTATCTATGGTTATATGGTCGGTAATATCCGATCCGTCCTCAATAGGGTTTTTTGTTGGCGTAGAAGATCTATCATGCGTCATTGTCGTAGTTGCATCAATTTCTAGTATCGCTGGGTTAAATGGCCCAGTTAGTCCTTCGGGCCTTTTTGTCTCTAGCTTCACTCTAACCGCCTCATCAAATACGAGTGATAATAATCCCATTAGAAGTCGAGTATGGATTGATTTGAGATGAGCGTTTTTCTCAAAACAACATCAAGGCCTTGTTCTAATCCTTTTTGAACTGCACTGCTTACATTTTCCGGTGATTCTGCACCATCAATAGTTATAGGAGCCTCAACTTTGATATTGATATTGTTGTTTTGGTTTCTTGAAGAAAGACCTGATCGAATTGGTGATCCTAACCCGAAACCGCTTACTTCCCTTCGAGAAATTCTAGAACGTAAGAATCGGTC